GGATTGCCACTATATTTTTTTCATTTATCTATCCTATCTTGTAGCCCATTGTATCCACCATTGATATTTTTAGTAACCGTTCTGACATCTCCACTTGCTGCTGCTGCACGATCTACACGTTCATTCCAATATGCAACAGCAACATCCGCAGCAACACTAGGTTTCTTTGCTAACTCTGGATTACCTGCTAAGTCAACTCCAAGTTTGTTTCCATAGTGAGTGTAATTTGCACGTCCAGTCAACTGGATATATCCCCTTCCCTTATATCTTTTTCCGTCACCTTCTTTTGTATTTCCGAGGTCGCTTCTTCCTTCATAGTTTGACCCATCATGTATTTCCTCATCATATTTAAAGTTTCCACTTTCATGTGCCATCTGTGCGAGGAACATTGCTCTCTCTGTAGGATCTGTATATCCTGCCTTATCCATTGCTGCTTTAAGTGATGACTCATTAAATCCACCACCACCACTACTACTAACTTCAGTCTCTTTTTTATCTTTCTTATCTTTTGATTTTCCAAAACCAAGAGCTCTTGCTACACCACCAAGAAATCCACCATCAGAAGACTCTTCTTCATGTTCTTGCTTATTTCTTCCACCAGGTTCTTTGTTTGTAGAAACTTCACCACCCGATGATGCATACATCATACCATTACTAAAAGATGGTATTCCAGATCCACCACCCATAGCATTCATAGATTCCATGGTGCCTTTGCCATATTTTTGAACGGCACCTTTACTCATCACATACTCACCAGGTGTGAGCATGGCAGGAACAGTATCTTTATTTCCTGATCCAGGAACTTTACCTCCACCAGAGAATGCCATACCCATTCCTCTCTGAAGAATTTGTTCTCTTTGAAGTTGAGAACCACTTGGAGTTTCTCCAGTTTTTCTTGTTTCGGCTGGAGTTACTGTTGATTCATCATCCTCTTCATTTTCCTTATCTCTATTAGACTCATTCATTCGACTAGCCATATATGCTCCACCAAGTGCAGCAGCACCACCTACAACAGCAATTGTGGCTAAAGGATTTATTGCTGCCAATCTTGCTATTGTTTTTATAATTTTTGGCAAAAATTTAGCAACTAATGCAATTAATCCAGTTATAATACCACCAAGACCTGTCGAAAATATAAGAAATGCTCCTAATATAGCAGGCCATGTTACTTTCAAAAAGTTACCAATAGCATCAAGTTTTCCTTTGTTCTGAGGATCACCCATCCAACCAACTATTTTTTGGAGGATTTTTCCTATTAAAATTGTTCCAATAAATTTAAGAATACGACTTAATAATCCCTCTACTGGTTTCAATACTTTTTGAGCACCTTTTACCAAACCTTTGAAGATACCACTCTCAAGTTTATCTTCTTTACCTTTTCTTTTTGACCTTTCTCCTTTCCTTCTTTCTTGATCTGCAGTTTTTTTCTTATTTTTTTGATCTTGATTTAGAGTTCCAAGTATTGAGTTAACACTTTCTAAAATTTTCTCTAATATATTTTGACTCTGCTCTTCACCACCAGATTTAATCAGAGCACCTGGATCAACTTTAGTTTTTCTTACAGTAAGTGCTCCACCCTTACCAGTTCCTGGAAGTGCCTTTTGGGTAGCACTTACCTTGGGTGTTTTTTCTTTAAATGAGTTTGCTGATATTTTTGACTTCTTTACTTTAAATGTTGGGTCTGCTGCCTTTCTAGACTTTCTTACCTTTACTACTTCGTCTAAAAGAACCCTAGATCTTTCGTCACCAGCACCTTTTGTCTTGACTAAAATTATTGCAATTGCTTCTTTTAAGGCACTAAGATAATCCTCCTCCTCTGACAAATTGTCAAGGTCAATACCCATCTCTAAGAGTATTTCTATTGGATCAGTAGTCGCCCTAGATGCCATTCGCTTGTTGTTGTTTTAATTTTTCTTCTTCAAGATGCTGTTCCAATAACGCAACATAAATGTCACGTTCCCATGGTATCATATTTTCAATCTCAGTTAATGAGTATTTATGGTACTGCATCAAGGCAAAGTTTAGTTTAAAATAACTAACAAGACTCATGTGTATCAGGGCTATGCGAAAAAACTTGCTAGTCCTTCCAGTACAACTTCACTTTCAACTTTTGTATTTGGATTTGTCACTTTAATTTTATGTGACAACTTCGGCATAGTCTCAAAGAATGTTTCAATTGACTTGAACTGAGATGAATTCATCTGCTCTAAGAAGTCTTTGAGTTCTTTCTTAGTGCAATCATCTGCTGCCCATACATCATCTTCAGAATAAATTTTATCAACACAAGATGCAATCAAATCAAATGATTGATCCATTGCATTCTTATTTTCAAAATCAAAGTTGTTCTTAATAAACTGATCAAGAGATGGATACTTCATCTCCATCATAAGTGTATCATCAATTTTAATTTGCCTAGTGTGCTCATCATTTTTTTGAACACGAATTTCATCTAGGTCGATACTTACAGGAACTTCTGTGGTCTCATCATCAGGACAAATAATATTTAATTCAATCTTTTCACCAACAGACTTTCCTCTGATGTTAAGAAATAGAAACTCAATATCAAATGTAGGAAGTGTTTCGACTTTAATTCCTTTTGTCTGAACACAACTCTTAATGACTGCTTTGATTGCAGTTGTAATTTGTTTTGTATCCTCACTTTCCAATGCAAGAACAAGAACTTTTTCTTCTTTTACTAGGAAGGGTCTGAACTGAATTGATTCTCCAGTTGAAGGTAATTCCAACTCATATGTTGGTGTTGCAATCTTTGGTAAAGGCATAATGTTTTATAGATGTATTTCAGTATTGTTATTTAGATGGTGTATCAACGAAGTAGATTTGTCAAAGGATTCAGGGAATTAATAGAATTGATTGCTCTACTTAAAATTGAACCAGCATCACCAAATGATCCCAACCCCGAAGGATCATCATTATCAGTGGGCACAAAAAGTCCAACAGGTCCACTTTGAATATATCTAATATATGACATGGAAACACTACACTTTAATAAATCATTACCACTATATGATACTGGCATAGAGGATACACTTAATGGAAAAGATCTTATAAACTCATAAGTTAAAACTTGTTTGTAGTCTCTTTCAAACTTAAAGACCTTAAGACCTTGCTCAGCCATGTATTCGTCTGGATATTTGGGTCTGTAATGATAGTTACTATTTACAGCGTTTTCATCTTCATTCATAATACCCCTCATCCAAGTTTCAAAAAATCTAATTGGAAGATACTTGTCTGCATCAACATAAAATGTAAAGTTAATTCTATCATCAAACATTCTACGGTATGCGTGCTTCTCCGTTACACCTGTCCTATCATTATTGATATCCATCGTTGTCAATTGAGATCCTGGAAGGGATGTATCAGTGCAAAGAAGATTTAATTTTTCTTGATCTGCACCGAGAACTTGTTGCAACTGTGATCTCAGTTCTCCACCTTGAGGTAGAGGTATTTCAACACCAAAATAAGAAGATAGTGATGGTCTTAAAAGATTTGATTTAATCTTATCGACTGATACTGACATCTATAAATAATTTTTAACCTTATATATTATGTATGGCAGAAAGTATTAAGAGTAAATACAAACCATCATTCCCTAAGAAATATAAAGGTAATGCCAACAATATTATATGTCGTAGTAGTTGGGAACGTAGATTCTGCCATTACTGTGATCTAAATGAAAACATTCTTGAGTGGGGTAGTGAGGAATTTTACATACCATACATCTCACCAATAGATAGAAGAGTTCATCGTTACTTTCCAGACTTTATCATCAAAGTGCAGGAAAATACAGGACAGATTAAGACTTATGTAATTGAAGTAAAACCAAAAAGACAAACCATAGAACCTAAGAAAAGGTCAAGAGTTACTAAGTCTTACATCTATGAGTGTAAGACCTATGCAGTCAATCAAGCAAAGTGGAAAGCAGCAGTTGAGTTTTGTGAGGATAGAAGAATTAATTTTAAGATCATCACAGAGGACGAACTCGG